GTTCCGAACCTCCTGGCCGTGCTCGTCAACATGAGCGACTACACCGTCGGCTCCACCAAGGGCGGACAGCTCGCGTCGTTCGACCAGTTCGACATCGACTTCAACCAGTACAAGTACCTGCTGGAAGGTCGCATGTGCGGCGCTCTGACCGAGCCCAAGACGGCCATCGCCATCTGGCGTGTCGCCGGCACCGAGGTCACCCCGACCACGCCGACGTTCGATCCCGAGACTGGCGTCCTGACGATCCCGACCAAGGCCGGCGTTGTCTACCAGAACTCGGAGACGGCAGCGGTCCTCACCGCTGGTGCACAGACGGCTCTTGCCGCCGGCGCGAGCATCTCCGTGATCGCCGTTCCTGCTGACGGGTACTTCTTCCCGCACGGCATCGACGTCACCTGGGACTTCACCCGTCCGCTGAACTGACCTGCCTGATGGCAAAGTTCCGCGGTGTGATTGGCTTCGGCGAATCCACGGAAACTGCGCCTGGCGTGTGGCAGGACGTCATTACTGAATCCACATATTCAGGTGACGTCCTGCAGTCCGCACTCCAGACTGAGCCGTCGACAGATACGGTCAACCTTGACCGGTCTATCGATAACGCTATCAGTATCGTTGGAAACGACTACGCCTTTGCACACTTCTTTGCCATCCGATACATCAAGTGGGCGGGGAAACTTTGGACGATTACCCATATCGATCTGAAGTATCCCCGCCTCATCTTGCGGATGGGAGGTGTGTACGATGGCCCGACGGCTCCAGCTCCAAACCCTCCTGGAAACGATTACTGAGCCCCCAGTCCACGTGTATTACCAGCCCCCAGACGGTCTACACATGACATATCCCGCCATCACGTACAAGCGTGACTACGAGAAGGTCGTGTTCGCCAACAACTTGCCATATTCGCGCAGCAAGAGGTATCTCGTCACGGTGATCGATAGGGACCCAGACAGTCCCATTCCCGATCTCATTGCCGGGCTTCCGATGTGCCAGTTCGATAGGGCATTCCCCACCGAGGGCTTGAACCACAGCGTTTACGTCCTCTACTTCTGACTTCGAAAGGAAACACAATGAGCAAGCTCACTTGGGATGACACCGGAAAGCGACTCTTCGAGACCGGTACCGACCGTGGCGTTCTCTACCCGCAGGTCGCGGGCCTGTACCCCGTCGGCGTCGCCTGGAACGGTCTGACGGCCGTCACGGAGAGCCCGTCCGGCGCGGAGGCCACCCCGGTCTACGCGGACAACAAGAAGTACCTGAACCTCCTCTCCGCTGAGGAGTTCGGTTGCACCATCGAGGCCGTCACCTACCCTGACGAGTTCGGTCCGTGCGACGGAACGGCCGCGCCGTACCCCGGCGTCACCGTCGGCCAGCAGGGAAGGCAGAGCTTCGGCTTCGCGTTCCGCACGCTCGTCGGCAACGACGTGTCGGGCACCGACCTCGGCTACAAGATCAAGTTGGTTTACGGCGGGCTCGCGCAGCCGTCCGAGAAGGCCAACGCCACGGTCAATGACTCCCCGGAGACCGTCCCGTTCAGCTGGGAAGTCACGACCACCAAGGTCGCAGTCCCCGGCTACAAGGACTCCGCACTCCTGGTCATCGACTCCACCAAGGTCGACGCCACCAAGCTGGCCGCTCTCGAACTGGTTCTGTACGGCGATGTCGCTGTCGCCCCGCGTCTGCCCCTCCCGGCTGAGGTCTTCACGCTGATCGGTACCGTCCTCACCGACGCCATCCCGGTCATGCCGGCCTACGTCCTGGGCACGCACACCATCACGATCCCCGTCACCACGGGCATCGACTACCAGATCGATGGCGTCACCAAGGTCGCCGGCGCCGTCGTCATCACCAAGGACACGGTTGTCAAGGCCGTGCCGAAGGCCACGTACAAGCTCAAGGCTGGCGTGGACGACGACTTCTTCTACAGCTTCACCTGATCCATCTAGAAAGGAGGCCAGAGAATGCTCACGATCATCGTTCCAGAAGTGGAAGGCTACGACGAGACGGCAGAACGTTTCGTAATCATCGAGCCTGCTGTAACTCTTACGTTGGAGCATTCTCTGGTCGCTCTTTCAAAATGGGAGTCGAAGTGGAAGAAACCGTTTCTCAGTGATACCGACCGGTCAGATGAGCAGGCTCTTGACTATGTCAGGGCTATGCTCATCTCTCCGGAGGTTTCTGACAGAGTCCTTGATCGGCTGACTCAGAAGAACCACGATGACATTTCCGAGTACATCGGTGACAAGATGTCGGCTACGTGGTTTACCGATCGTCCCGGAGCCCCCAAGAATCGGGACATCATCACGGCAGAGATCATCTATTACTGGATGATCGCCCACAACGTTCCGTTTGAGTGTCAACACTGGCATCTCAATCGACTGCTCACTCTGATTCGTGTGTGCAACGAGAAGAATGCACCGAGGAAGAAAGCGCCAATGTCCTCAGACGCCGCGGCAAATCGGCGCGCGCTCAACGAGGCCAGGAAGAAACAATACGGAACCACCGGATAGGAAGGAGGCACCATGTCAAAGTTAGTTTGGGGCCAAACGGGTTCCCGCATCTACGAAGCAGGTGCCGATCGTGGGGTACTATACCCCGGAACCGGTCCTGGTGTTCCTTGGAACGGATTAATCTCCGTAAAAGAATCGACCGAGGGCTCAGATACAACCCCCCGTTACCTCGAGGGCCGTCGATTCATGAACGAAATCTTCCCCGGGGACTTTGTCGCGTCGCTTTACGCATACTCGCAGCCCGAGGAGTTCCTCCCCTGCGACGGCGTTAAATCCCTAACAAAGGGCCTTTACGTGACGCAACAGCCCCGAGAGACGTTCGGTATGTCGTATCGAACGCTTTTGGGTGATGAAGTCAAGGGGCTCGATCGTGGATACAAGATCCACCTGATCTACAACGCCGTTGTGAAACCGTCGACAAAGTCCAGCAAGACTCTCGACAGTTCGATCGATCCCTTGGCTCTGAACTGGGATCTCACCGCTGTCCCGAAAGCGCTATCCGGACGCCGGGCCACGGCCCACTTTGCGATCGATTCAACACGTGTCGATCAGCAAGCACTTGTCATCCTGGAGGGCTACCTCTACGGTTCCGCTCTTATTGCCCCGAGACTTCCCGAGCCAACAGAGTTCGCGGAGTTGTTCGACGAGTGGGAGCATATTCCGATGGCCGCCCCACTGTCGTTCTATGGCAAGGCTTCAAATGCCATTGCGGCAATCACTAACCGAGCGCTATACGGGAGAATGGAAACCGCCGGAGCTTCGGTAGAGGTCCGAAGGAACTACGCAGTGTCCCCCAGAGCGACAACCACGTGGACGGGAATCTTCGGCACGACCGGGGCAGGAACTTTCGCGACAATCTCGGACGCAAGATTCAAGTCTGGGTCTGCCCGTCAGATGACGTGGACTACTGCTGGAACAGGGCTGTCCTACATCTCGTGTGGCCCTAGCGTAGCGCTAGCTGCCGGCGAGGTTTGGACCTTCAGCTTCAGGATCGTCACAAACGCGGTTATTCCGGCGCAACCAGTATCGTTCGATGCTGGCACTTGGAGCCAAGTCGCGGCCGGGTCGATCGATCACGGCGATGGCACTAAGACCTATTGGCGAACGATTAGCGTCACCGGAGCGTTCAACCGAGCTCCTGGCGCCGGTTACTTCTCGAACGTCCCGAACGGGACAGTCATTCTAATTGGCGACGCCATGGCTGAGAAATCACCGATCTTCGGAGGTTTCTTCTGTGGCGATGTTAGCCAAGACGCAGATATGACGCCCGCTTGGGTCGGAACGAATAACAACAGCCAAAGCATCCTGCAAGGCGCGTCGGTTTCCGGTTCAACTGCCGGAGCTTCTAGAGTCGCGATCAGTTCCACAAAATGGGCTGCTTCTGGAACCAAGTCGGTACGAGTGATTCCAACGACGAGCGTTTCGGACACTGGAGGAGCGGTCGTACATACGTTCGTACCAACGGATGGAACCAAACAGTTCACAATCCTTGCGACGTGCCATCTGGAAGCACCACAGACTTCCCCTGGCCCAAACGCCAGGCGCATATTTGTCGATTCCGGACAGTTTAGCGCTCAGGCCCCAAACGCGCCGGGAACGACAGAATTGCGAATGACGTACACCCATGACGGGTCCACTAAAACGGTGAACCTTATCGGGGGAACGTCAATTGGCAACGGTGACGTCTGGTGGGACAATGTCATGGTGATAGAGGGCGCATACACTGGACCATATTTCGATGGGGCTTCCGGCCCTGCCGTCATAAACAACCAGTTGGGCACCCCCGCATGGACCGGCGCAGCAAACGCGTCAACCTCGACATTCTCATACATCGGGGCGCTAGGGTCAGGTGTTGAAGGTGACGCATACAGAGTAGACGATAGCCTGTGGGCCTTCATATCTGGGGTCTGGCAGAACAAGGGTGCAATTCCTGGGATTGTGCCATAACCGATAAGGGAGGTTTTCCGCATGTCAAAACTCGCTTGGGATCAGAGCGGAGAACGTTTCTATGAGGTCGGCGCCGATCGAGGAGTGCTCTACACTTCGGCTGGCGGTGTTCCATGGAACGGACTCGTATCCGTAAACGAAGCGCCGTCAGCCAGTGAAACCGAGGCTGTCTACATCGACGGCGTCAAGTACGCCAACGCCTCAAGTATCGATGAGACTTTCGACTTCACCATTGAGGCCATCACATATCCTGACGAGTTCGGGGTGTGTGAAGGCACAGTGATCGAAGATGGAATCATCTACGACAATCAGCCAGTACAGCCGTTCGGTTTCTCATATCGAACGTTGATTGGCAATGAGGTGTCGGGCGTAGACAAGGCCTACAAGATTCACCTTGTGTACAACTGTTACGCCTCGCGTCCAGACAAGTCCTTCGCGACGATGGACGACAGTTCCGACATTGCCCCATTCACTTGGGACGTGACGACGGTTCCTCCGGATGCTGTAACGGGTTGCAAAGAGAGTTCGCACTTCTTCATTGACACCAGAGAGATCCCATTCCCTCAGATGCTCGCCGAATTCGAAGCGATTCTCTACGGTTCAGAAACGACGGAGCCAAGGCTTCCGACTCCCGCAGAACTCGCGTTGTTCTTCGCCGACTGGTTCATTCTTCGAGTGACAGTCAACGAGGACGGCACCTGGACTGCGACTGGGCCTGACGCACTGTTCAACTTCCCGACAGCTGACAGTTTCGAAATCACTTGGGACTCGGTGGTATATCTTGACGCCGATACCTACACAATCAGCTCACTTTAGAGCCAGGAGGAAACATGGCAATGGCCACTGGCTTGACAGCAGCCAAAATGCTGGCAATCTTCAACGCGTCAATCGTCGCGGCCAGGCGTGTAGTCAACAACGTCGTTCTTACCACCCAGGGCGGGGTCGACATCGATCTCGG